CCCAACAGTTATAAAGATTATTCAGAAAAAAAAGTCGTTGAAATCATAAACACATATAATTTACCCTTAGTGCCAGTAAAATCTAAATCTGGTGGCTTGCATGTGTTTGTGTTTTTAACGGAACACGCACCCGTAGAAAAAGTGGTAAAAAAATTATCGGAAGTAAATGAACAATATTTTTTAGCGCAAGAAATATTCCCATGTAATAAAGCATTAAATATGCCTTACTTTAATATGAACGCATCTATGGAGTTTGCTTTTAATGAAACCGGTACACCTGTTCTTATAGGACAGTTTATAGAGATTGCAAAAAAACGTATGATCACTCCCGCTAACTTTTATAAGTTAGAAGTAAAAGANTATGAAATAGAATCACAGTGGTCTTTGTATCCACCATGTGTACAAAAATTAATTACAGAAAAGTGGAGTGGTGGTATGCGCCATCAATACTTATACAATGTTTGTGTATTAGAAATGAAAAAGAACTCAAACTTAAATTACACAGACTTGCAAGAAATTATCATGCAAAGAAACAAAGAAATATTTACAACACCATTACCTATTAGTGAAGTATCTAGCTTATCTAAATCTGTACACAAAGGAAGTTACAGTTATCAATGTCCACCCAAACATCCAGAGTTTAATGCTATCTGTAATAAAGAAGTATGTAAAACTAGAAAGCTTGGCATAGCAGAATCTGTACCAGATGTGATACATGATTTTGAAAACATAGTATACATACAAGATACAAAAAGTATTTGGTGGGAGTTTGATTACAAAGGATCACGGATCACTGTGTCACCAGAAGATATGAAAGATGAAAAAGCTTGGCGAGTAAAATTATTACGACACAAAGTGTATTGGTTGACATTACCAAAACCAAGAAAGGGACCTAGTCCTTTTGAATTATTAATGAAGAGTATTGTAGAGAGGGCTCAAGAGTCAACGGATCATCAATACATGGATACAGTAGAAGAGGAGCGGTATACCGTATTAAAAGATTTTTTTGAATCACATATAGAACAAGATAAATATGACCGATTAAAAGACGGCTATGTGGTTTTAGATTCAAAGACAAACGTTTGTTATTTTAAGAAACTTACACTCGATAGGTTTTTGAAGAAAAACGCATCAAAGACATTTAACACTACTGCTGATGCACTGCGTATGTTAAACTGTAAACGAGTTGATTATAAAGAGGGGGAGAAGAATGTATGGTTTGTAGACATGCCTAATTTTGTAAGTCATCAAGCCATACAGAATAGAACAGATAAAAAGGACGTGTCCGAAATGGATGAGGATTACCATGCAAAATTCAAAACACCAGAAGCAAAAAGAGATATATAATAAAACCATAAAGATTTTCGGGCCACCGGGAACTGGTAAAACGTATACGTTGGTGGAGAGAATATTAAAAAATTATTTACGCAAAGGTATACATCCAAAAGACATTGCGTTTATATCTTTTACGAACAAAGCAGTCGATACTGCAATTGACAGAGCGTTATCTGCATTTAGTAAATACACACTAGAAGACTTTCAACGATTTAAAACACTACATAAATATTGTAGACGATACTTTGATGAAGAAGTGTTTGATCCTAAAAACTGTATGTTAGATTATGCACTACAAACTAAAATTATCAAAGGTAGTGATAAACGATTATCTGATGATGGTTTTATGTATAGAGATTGGTCATTAGGCATTTACGATAAGGCAAGGAACATGATGGAAGATCCAGTTCTTACTTATAAAAAAGAATCTTACAAAAAAGATTCTCTGGATATTTTTCTTAGAAAAGTTAGTACTTATGAACATTATAAAAAAGATAGCTTTATAGATTTTACTGACATGATTGAACGAGCTATTCATGAGGTAAACTTTCCAGAATTAGAAGTATTGATATTAGATGAAGCACAAGATTTTACACCGTTACAATGGTCAGTCATTTATAAAATAGCAGACAATACTAAACGTATTTATTTAGCAGGAGATGATGATCAAGGTATATATAAATGGAACGGTGCTGATCCTAAATATTTCACAACTTACTTTCCAGGTCGCAAGGTTATATTACGAAAGACAAGAAGGTTTGGAAAAAACATACATCACTTTTCACAAATTATACGAAGAGGTATTTTAGATAGTGTAGAAAAAGAATACCATTATGGGGATAAAGAAGGACATGTAAAACGCTATTTAAATTTTCAAGAGATACCGTTTCATAAACTAAAAGGTAGTTGGTATATATTAGGAAGAGTTCACTCTACAGTAAACGAACTAAAGATGGCAGCAAAGAATTTAGGTTTATATTTTTCTGACAACCAAGGTAATAAGTCTTTTGATTCTAAACAATGGGATGCTATCAAGTCTTGGACATCTATATCGAAAGGCAACACGATTACAAAAGACCAAGCAGAAAACATGTATAAGTATTTACGAGACTTGAAACACTATGATTTTAGAACACCAAAGTTTTGGAACAACATACCTCTTACACAAAACTTTAACTATGCCGGTTTAGTAGAGTGGGCGGGACTAGAGCTTAATGAAGAAGAATCTAAAAAACCTTGGTGGGAAATATTAAAAAGAAACTTTCAACCAAAACAAGTTATGTATTTTATTCGTTTGTTAAAACACTATGGTCAAGAAACAATAAACAAAAAACCAAATATCATTATTGATACCATTCATAGTGTAAAGGGTGGTGAAGCTAATCATGTTTGTATTTACTCAAAGACAAATTGGCCTGCGTCATTTAACAAAAAGAATATAGAAGAACGATCTGATGAAAAGCGTGTGTATTATACAGGTGTAACAAGAGCAAAAGAGTCGTTACATATTTTGTCTACTACACATCATTATAACTATCCAATCGGTAGTGATTATTTAATTTTTTTACAAGAAAGGAGAGCATCATGAAATGTTATAATTGTGGCACAGAATTAATATGGGGTGGCGACCATGACTGCGAAGAGCATGAAGAACATTTAATAGTAACAAATTTATCTTGTCCAAATTGCAATGCCTTTACTTTAGTATATTGGGGAGACAAAGAAGATAATGAAGATGAAAAAAAAACTCTAAATAAAGGAGATTTTTATGACGATTTTAATTATGTATACTATTGTTAGCACAATTATAGGCTTACACAACGCAGGGGTATTATAATGTATAAGTATGAAATAAATCTAAAGCTACAGTTTAAAACTAGACCAACTAAATTTGAAGTAGAATCAAAACTGTTTGATGTATTAAAAAATGGTTTTGTTTTAAAAAGCACAGAGGATAAAGATTATTTTGTTAAAAAGAAGACTATAAAGGAGAAAACTATTGAAAGAAAAACTTAGTAAAACATTACTAGAATTTTTTGAAAAGAATAAAGATATACCAAAAGAAACAGTAGAGGAGTTTCAGGTAGTTTTAAATAAAGTATATGACCATGCCTCTGATGAAGATGACGGGCTATGGGAGAAAGGTGGAGATCATTATAAAGATTTTAAAATACAACCTTCTCAGTTTATCAATCAAAACGACTTAGCCTTTGCAGAAGGTAATGTGATTAAATATATTTGTAGACATACCAAGAAAGATAAGAAGCAAGATATTTTAAAAGCTATACATTATTGTGAAATGATAATAGAGCGTGATTATGAATAATTTTCAAGGTAGAATCATAAGCAAGACTTGTTTACAGGCACTCAGCGGTCATTTAAACGGGTTTTACAATAAAAAGCCTAGTTTTCTGGGGGTTTGGTGAATAGATTGCAGTTAGTATTTAATTATAAACCTAATTTATGGTCAGCGCCTTCAGAATATAAAGATTTATCTGGAGCAAAAGAGATCGCTATTGATTTAGAAACGAAAGATGAAGGGATCAATCAAGGACTAGGAGCCGGTTGGGCTACAGGTCGTGGTAAGATTGTAGGTTTTGCCGTAGCCGTTGAAGGGTGGCAAGGATATTACCCTATGGATCATTTTGGTGGTGGTAATTTAATTAAAGAACAAGTCTTACGATATATGAAAGATGTATGCGCTCTACCTTGTCGTAAGATATTCCACAATGCACAGTATGATGTAGGGTGGTTGCAATCGTATGGTATCAAGGTTCATGGGGAGATCGTTGATACCATGATTGCCGGAGCGTTAATTGATGAAAACCGATACTCTTATAAACTTAACAGTTTAGCTAAAGATTATGTAGGCGAGTTAAAAGCCGAAACCGATTTGATTGAAGCAGCTAAGGCTCATGGGGTAGATCCCAAGGGTGAGATGTGGAAGTTACCTGCTGAACATGTT